GCGTCGCGCAGTCCGGGCAGTTGAACGCCTTCCTGACGACCTCCAACGCCATCCTCGGCACGCTCGTCGGCATCATCACCAACGTCGGCTCGATCCTCGTTTCGGTTTTCGGCGCCGGGGCCGCGCAGGGTGCGACGTTGCTCAACATCTTCGAGCAGGCGACCGGGCAGTTGGCCGCGTTCCTCCAGACGGCGACCGCGAGCCAGGGTCTCCAGCAGTTCTTCGGCCTGATCCAGCAGTCCGGGCAGGCGATTCGCCAGTTGGGCTCCGTCGCGGTGCCAATCTTCCAGGGCGTCTTCTCCGTGATCGGAGCGCTGCTGCCGCAGATCGCGACGCTGCGCACGATCCTCCTGCCGATCGCGCAGATCCTCGGGACGGCGATCGGCGGGGCGCTCACGGCGCTCTCCCCGGTGCTCGGCGCCGTGATCGGACTGATCCTCCAGTTGGTCTCCGCGCTGGCGCCCCTCGTCGGTACTGTGCTCACCGCTCTCGGCGGCGCGATCCAGCGCATCGCCGGGCTGTTCATGACGAACCTCTACCCGGCCATCTCCGGTCTGATACCGGTTCTTCTGCCGATCCTGAACATCTTCCTCAAGGTGTTCGGTGCGCAGGTCGTGAACGCCATCAATTTCATCGTCGATGTCATCGGCGGCGTCTTCGACATCCTCGGTGGCCTCATCACCTTCCTGACCGGGGTATTCACGGGCGACTGGGACAAGGCGTGGCAGGGACTCGTCCAGATCTTCGGCGGCATCGTGAAGATCCTCGGCGCTGCTGTGAAATTCCTCTGGAAGACGCTCCAGACCTACTTCAACAACGGCGGGCGCCAGATTCTCGTCTTCGTCACAAACTGGTGGATCAACGTCCTGGCCTCATTCACCAGTTTCCAGGCGCGCATCATTGGCGGCGTCATCTCCTGGGTGGTTCGGCTCATCGGCAGGTTCATCGCTCTGCGGGACCAGGCGATAGCCAACGTGCGGGCGCTCTGGAACCTGCTCGGCTCCCTGTTCCGCCTCGGTGTGCAGACGCTGCTCACTGCTGCCAGTACCGGGGTAGATCACGTCATCAACGCATTCCGCGAACTGCCGGGGCGGATCGTGAACGCAGTCGGCAGCCTCGGAAGCCTGCTCTTCAACGCAGGCCGGAACGTCGTCCAGGGACTCATCGACGGGATCTTCGCGATGATCGGGCGCCTGGCATCAGCGGCTTCCTCGATGGCTGGCACGATCCGTAACTACCTGCCGTTCTCGCCCGCGAAGGAGGGACCGCTGTCTGGTCTCGGTAACCCGGAGCAGTCCGGCAAGAAGATCGCGCAGATGGTCGGGGACGGCATTACGCAGAACGTCAACGTGCCCTCCCGCGCGATGCAGCAGGCGCTCGCCCCGGTCGCCCCGGGCGGGCGCGCGCTGGAGCCGCTGCGGCGCGCCACGCAGGGCGCCGCGCAGAGCACCTCCTCGGTGGCCGTTGCGCCGGTCAACCGGGCTGGGGATGTCAGCGTGACGCAGATCTTCACCGGCCCGACCACGAGCGGAGGGCGCTTGCAGGAAATCAACTGGAATGTCCGTTACGCCACGCAGGCACGGCGCGAGACGATTGGCGGTGTAGCGCGATGACCGGCAACAGCGGCGCATGGGGCTTCTCCATGTGGCGGGACGACAACACCTTCCCCGGGCAGTTGAGCGGGATCAGCCTCGACGGCGGCGACGCGATCATCCCGTACCTGGCCACGGACTCACTGGGCTGGCTCACAGAGCCGCCGGACGGTCTCGGGGTACCCCCGGTACGCAACGGCGACGTGACGTTCGCTCAGCGGGACGGCGTGGTGCAGTTCGCGGACTACTACGAGCCGCGCATCCTCACGTTCCAGGTGACCATCTGCAACGAGGGCTGCCCGGGGTGCGATCCTGTGGGGCCTGCCGAGACGTTCCTCCTTTTGAACGGCGTATCGCCTGGCCGCGCCCGCACGCTGGACGCTGACCACTTCGACATCCTGGGCAACCTGGACCTCCGGATCCACGCAGCCCTCGACGACTGGACTCCGGCCGCGTCCCAGTCTTTGCTGTCAAAGTCAATGACCTCTGGCAACCAGATTTCCTGGCGGCTGACGGTGCTGACCAACGGGAAGATTCGCTTCGGATGGAGCGCTGACGGATCCACGGTCCTGACGGCCGACTCGACCGTCGCACCGACCGTCGCTGATGGTGCGGACCTGTGGGTGCGTTCGCTCATCGACGTTGACAACGGCGCGGCAGGGCGCGACATCTTCTTCTACACCAGCACCGACGGCGTGACGTGGACGCAGTTGGGTACGACGGTCACGCAGGCCGGGGTCACCTCGATTTTCAACAGCACGGCAGCCATCAACATCGGCGCGCGGGACAGCGGCACTCTCGACCGCATGAGCGGGAAGGTGTACTCCGCCGAGGTGATCCGGGTGAACGGGAACGTCGTCGAAGCCAACCCGGACTTCACGACGGTGGGCGCTGGTTCGACGGTCTTCGAGGACGGTGTTGGCAACATCTGGGAGGTGTTCTCTCCCGCTGTCATTTCCTCGACGCCCGGGACTCCCCCGCTGACCGCTCGTCAGAAGGTGAAGCGGCTGACGAAGGAATGGTCCCGCAACTGCAACGGCGCCTCGCTGGTCCTCTTCCCCGACTGCTACGACCCGAACGCCACCGAGGAGGAGAAGACCTACGGCGGGCCGTACATCGTGCACGGGCGCCCGCGCGTCGCTGAGGTGGCCTGGCAGCGGTCGGACATTGGCTGCGCGGAAATCACTCTGCGCTTCGACGCTGAGGACGCGCGACTCATCCTCGCGGATGTCCCTTCCGGGTCCCAGGCCTGGACCGGGGTTCAGAGCCTCATCCCGGACGCGAACGAGAACCTGGTGGCGTCCTCCTACCGGCTCGCCGGGAAGACGATGACGCTGAACGGCGCCACCGTGACGGACAACTTCTTCACGGGCGGGGCGCCCGACGGCGGGTCGTACTTCTCGCGGGACATCATCACCGCGAACACATCATCCCCGATGACCATGGATGTCACAGCCTCCGGAACGTCCGCCGTCCCCGTCGTGGTCGGCAACTCGTACACCGTGTCGTGGTGGGCCGAGAAGAGCATCGCGGGCGGTCCGACGACGCAGGCGCAGATGTCCTGGTACACCGCAGCGGGCGCGTTCATCTCCACGAGCAGCGGCAGCACGCAGGCCGTCGGCACCTCGTGGAGCCGGTTCTCCAGCACGTTCGTCGCGCCCGCCACCGCCGCGTTCGGGAAGCCGATCCTCGCCTGGGCAGGCACGGCCCTCGTCGGGCAGGGGCTCGACTTCGCCCAGGTGTGGATGAACCACGGTGCTGCCGCTACGGCGCCGGACACTATGACGGTCGTGGGTGACCTGTGCGTCTATCCCCGGATCGTGCTGTTCTCGACCATGACAGCACCCATCACCGTCACCTACGGCACGCACGTCTTCGTCTACAACGCGAACGTCTCCTCTAGCAGCGTCACCATCGACACGCGCTGGGGCAGGGCCTCAGAGGGCACAGTCGACGCCACGCAGAACCTGTCGGGGGACTTCTCGTCTCCTCTGGAGCCGGGCGTGCATGACGTGATCGTGAGCACAGGCAACTCGGCGGACAGCGGCAACGCGACCGTCGAATGGGAGAACGCGGTGGTGAGCGGCTGATGGTCGATGTGTGCGAGTGCGCCGCTAACTGGCGCGTGGAACTGACGGACCTGCTGACGGGGGAAATCAAGCACTCCATCACCCCTATCCAGTTCGAGTTCGAGACCGCATTCCTTGAGGCCGGACGCGGCACGATCACGTTCAACCGACGAGGCAACGGGACAAACCTCGACTCCGGTTACGTCTCTGCGAATGACGTGTTCCCGGGAGCAACTGGCATCTTCTTCCAGCGCCTTGCTGGTGGAGCAGCGACGCCAACCAGCCCCGTGAACATGTTCGGCGGATTCATCGAGACGGTCCAGGGCAACAGCGACGGTACGGTCACTCTCGGCTTCGCTGAGATACAGAAGTACCTCGATTACCGGATGATCCGCTCCGACCTGACATTCACCGGGGTCAACCAGAACGCAATCGCAAAGAACCTCGTCCTCTATGCACGCGGCACGAACACCATTGGCGGCAGCACCGACCCTTCGCCTTCTCTCGGCATACCGCTGATCGGGGAGATAGGCGGCGCCGTCACGACGTTGCGAGACCGCACCTATCTCGCTATCGACCGCACGGTCATCGGGGACGCGATCAAGAACTTCCTCCAGATCCTCAACGGTCCCATCTACAAGATGACCCATTTCCGTTCCGGACCAATCGTCGGCCTCACCGACGGCTGGTACAGCGAGATGAGGTTCTACGACACCTGGCCGCAGACGCTCCCGGCTCCGTTCATCTCGTGGCACCACATCACCGACTTCACGGTGAACCTCGACCAGAACGACATGGCGAACCAGATCGACGCCTTCGGAGAGGCAGACGCCAATGGGGTGCCGCTCATCGCGACGGCGGACAGCCCAACGTCCTACCTGCCGCGCTTCGACGCTGCGCCGTCGTTCCAGGGTGTGACCAACCCGACCACGCTCAGTAACCACGCCTATGGCTACCAGGACGACCACCGCAACCCGGCGATGAACCTCCAGTTGCAGTTCAGCGGGGTCGATTACGGGACGGCTGCTGGTGACCAGACGCTCAGCCTCGATGACCTAATTCCGGGCAACATGGTGAACGTCGATATCCTGACGCCAAACTGGGCCATTTATGGAGGACCCGACATGCCGGAGGTAGGTACCCACATTCCGAGCATCGGTCGGGTGTCCGTGTCCGTCGGCCTGGAAGGGCCAGAACAGGTCACAGTGCAGGTCTTCGTCGACAGTTACCCGGACAACATGCTGTCCGCTCCGCCCGAGGATTGCGTGGACTGCTGATGGCTATCAACACGCTCCCGCGCGACTACGACATCGGGCGCATTCTCGCTGACTACCAGCGGCGCCTTTCCGCCCTCGAACGCCAGGTGCTTCTGCTCAGCGGGCAGACTGCGGCGATAGGCGTGTGGCAGAACTTCACGCCGTCCTGGACGAACGTCACCCTCGGCACCGGGGCAATCAACACGGGCCGGTATGTGCAGATCGGGCAGACGGTCCACGTCTCGGTTCACTTCACCCTCGGCACGGGCGGCGACGTGACTGCCTCGCCGTTCACGATGGCGCTCCCGCTGGCCGCGAACCTCTCGCAGATCACGGGCGTCAACTCTGTCGCATTGCAGGGCCTCGCGGGGGCGCGTGACGCTTCCGCAGCGACGATCGAGAAGGGTGGCGTCCTGCTGCGCTCGGTCGGTGACATCCGCTTCACGCCGACGGATGTGCCCGCCTCGCAGTGGGGCACACTGGTTCCGTTCGACTGGACGGTCAGCGACCAGTTGAACGCCTGGTTCTCCTACGAGACGACGGCGGCTGTTCCCATCCTCTAGCAAATTTCACCCGCTCACCTGCGGCTTCGGTGCGGTAAGCGCTCTCGGCAGTAACTAGCCTCGGACCATGGATTGGAACGACGTGCTCGACCCGACAACCGTCACAGGCTTCATCGCTTCGATTCTCAGCGGCGCGCTGCTGATCGGGCTGTGGTTCGTCTGGCGCGCTGTCAAGGGTCGGTTGGAGCGGGTACTGGGGCAGACGGAGAACAGCCACGAACACACCGAATATCCGAACCTACGCGACGAGGTGACAGCCATCCGCCTGCTGGCGGAACAGACGGCCGTCACGAGCAAGGAGACGGCAGCCGTCATGGGGCGCCTGGCCTCGACGGTGGAGGAGGACCGCAAGGCCTCCCGCAGCGAGACGGAGGGCGTGCGGGAGGATGTGCGTACGCTGTCCGGACGGCTGGACCTGCACATCGCCACGAGCACCACGCAACGAGGGGCTCCTCGCGATCCGATGTAGTCTGGACGCAGAGAAGAGCCCCACCGCTCCGTCATGGTGGGGCTCTTCTCTGTTCTGGCTACCTGCTGGTGACCTCTGCGCTCACGATGTAGTGACCGTCCACCACGTCGGCCTTGCGCTGCTCGGCCTCGCCCTTCGTCTCGCGCGGGCCATAGATCGGGTCGTGGTTCGAGTCGAGCGCGATCATGCGCCAGATCCTCTGCTGCTCATTCATCAGTGCCCCTGCGCCGTCTTCTTGTGCTTCGCGTAGTCCGACTCGGCCTCCGCCTTCGTCGCGACGACGGCCTGGTGGTTGCACGGCACCTTCTTGCCGTTGCGCGTCACCGGCACCTTGCAGACCCACGTCCAGGCGTAGCCGGACTTCCTGATGACGACGCTCACAGGTAGGCGCCCTTCCTCTTGTCGGCGTTGCACTCCGGGCACGGCATCTCCTGCGGATTTGCCTTGCTGCCCTCCATCACCACGCCCTCGCCACCGCACTTCTTGCAGTCGCGGCCCGGGCTGCGGTAGATGTCCTCCATCTTCGCCACGCTTCCCCCTGCTAGTTGCTGCTGTAGATCTGCTGAGCCCTGTCCGGTCTGCCCGAGGTGTTCTTCCCGTGCCAGTGCCACGTCCAGGTGCGTTCGGGCAGGTGAGAGAACTTAGCCCCGGCGTCGAGCAGGCGCAACCACAGCGCCCAGTCCTCACAGTCAGGATGTGGCCACGCCTCGCTGTTCGGCTCCGGAAAGCCGCCAACCTCGACGAACTTCGACGTGCGAACGAGCGCCGTGACCGGGATGAAGTTGTTCGCCGCCAGCGCTGCGCCGTCGAACTGCTGACCGAACGCCAGTTCCCCGTTCATCAGCAGCGGGTCTCTGCTGTTGTCGGTCCTGTCTCCGACCCTCAGGTCGAACCACGGGTAGACGACATCTGCCGCATTCTCGACGGCGTGCTCGATGCACTTGCGCAAGTGGTCCGGGTGGAACTCGTCGTCGTCGTCCAGGAACGCGATCCACGTCGGCTTGACCCCGGCACCGAGCGCCTGCACCACGGCCCGGTTGCGGGCCGCTGCCGGGCCGAGACCACCGAGGTCCACCTCGATCGCTCCGACAATGAGCACCCGGCTCATGTCCTCGCGGATCGACGCGATGGCGCGCTTGAGCAGATCCTCGCGGCCGGGGATCGTCGCTACGACGACGAGCACGTCGGGCTGGTCCAGGTCGATGGTCTTGACCGTCGGCTCGCTCACCGGTTGCCCTTCCAGTACTGGAGGAACGTCACGCCGCGTGGCGTCGGCAGGCTGATGCGGTTGAAGCCCAACTTCTCAGCGGCAGCGGCAACCTCGTCGGAGAAGCCGGGGTACTTGGTGAAGCCGGGCTCGCCGCAGTCGTGCACGCCGACGATCGCGCCCTCGGTGAGCAGCGGCCGGATCACGCGCAGTTCCGGCACGCGCAACTCGAACAGACTGTCCAGCCAGGCGAACCTGACGCTTCCAGCGTGTCCTTCGTCGTAGAGCGCAGCGAGTCCTTCCAGACTCGGCTGCTGCCGGACCTGCACAGGCAGTCCGGCCACGCGGTCCGCCGTCGCGGCGACGCGCGCCGTGTCCACCTCGAACGTGACGAGGTGTCCCACGCCTGCGGTGTGCAGTACCTGACCGATGAGTTCGGCCGTCTGCCCGAACGCCGAGCCGGTCTCGACTACGAGGTCCGGGCGCAGCGCCTCGACGAACGCGGCAGCCAGACGGCTCACCTCGATTTCGGTCGAGTCGCTGTCCGGGCTGTGCCAGCGCTCAGGGTGCGGGCAGTCCGGGCGGCTGTCGGTGAAGCGGCTTTCCAGTTCCATGGTCTCCCTCATCTGTTCATGCCCTGTCGGCGGGCGACTGCCCGCTCCCACGCCTGCGCCCATTCCTCGGCGCGAGGCAGGATACCGAGGTGCCGGACAGACGGCCCGCCAGCCTCGCCCCGCTCCCGGTCGTGGCGGACGCGCTCGACCTCCATCTCGATCGCCTGCACCCAGGCGTCCGGTGTCTTCGCGATGCTGAGCCCGGTCGTGAGGCTCAACTCGATGTTCGCCGGGGTCGGGCTCGCGACGACGCGCGCACCGACCGCGCTGTACTCCAGCGCCTTGAGAGCGGACTTCGCCTCGTTGAACCGGGTGTCGGCCAGCGGCACGAGGCCGATGTCTGTGCCGCGTAGCGCGGCGTGGTACTCGTTCAGCGGGTGACTCCCGGCGTCGATGAGGCGTTCCTCGGGCACCTGGAAGACGCCTGCGGCCCATGCGGCGTCTCCCACGACCCGGAGGCACACATCCGGGTCCGACGCCATGACGCGCGCCAGAGCGTCGCCTGCGGCCTCCAGGTCGTGCGGGTGCGAGGCGGCGACGCCTGACCAGCCGAGGGTGACCATCGGGTCGTAGCGCGGTGCAGGCTCGGGCGCGTAGGCGCCCTCGGGCAGCCCGTTCACGATGCGCTCGACGCGGTTGTGCTTGCCGTAGTGCCGCGCGAGCGCGTCGGTGGTCACGGTCACGAGGTCGGCGTAGCGGCAGCCCTCGTCGAGATTCGCCCAGTGCGTCGCGGCGCGGCGGTCGTTCCACGCCGGGTACGACGCGCTGTCCGGGTCGATGCAGTACAGCGCGTCGTCCACGTCGATGGCGACGGCGATCCCGGCGCGCTGGAGCGACCGCACCAGTTCGACCTGGTTCGGCGTGCCGATGCGCTGGAAGATCGCGAGGTCCAGGCCCTCCAGGTTCAGGCCGTGCACGGCGAGGCCCTTCGGCCCCATGCCGATCCGCACGTCCTGCGGCCGGTAGACATCTACCTGCCAGTCAGGACGGACAGAGCGCACCGCCTCGGCGGGCCAAATGAGCCGGAAGTAGCCGCAGGCTCCGAGGTCGGACGGGATGACGGCGATCTTCACTCGTCGTCCTCCTCCTTGATCGGACGCTTCGGGTCCTTCGACTTGAGGTTGTTCAGCAGGCTGACCGCGTGCTCACAGCGACCACACAGCCGCATGAACTTGGTCCCCCTCTCACCGCAGCGCGGGCAAGATGCCATCAGAGAACTCCCTTCGTGATAACGCCAGGCCACGCGGCCTGGTCTTTGGTCTGAACGGCTACCTGCCGCGCCTCGTACAGCGCCTGCGCGGCCTGCTGCTTCCGGTGCTCAGCGCCCCGGCACTCGTCCACGGCGGCGCGATACTCCCTGAGAGCCCGCTCGACGGACTTCGTGATGGACTCCCCGCAGGCGCCGCAGTAGGTCCCGCCATCGGCGTCGGGCTGTATCTGCCACTTCTCGTGCTGATGGTCGCTCACTTGCGGAACCAGCCGCGACGCCTCGGCGCCGGGAAGGCGAACGTCGGACTGTCGCCCTCGCTGCCCCCTGTCGGGACAGAGGTGATCAGGTCCGGGGAGGTGCGGTCGCTGTAGTCGCGACCGAACGAGACCTGAGCGGTTATGCGGTTCATCTTCGTGTCGTACATGGGTCCTCTCCTTGCTGGTGGGGGTTGCTGTTGTGCTGACATACGTAACACTAGCACCTATCCTGGGCGATTACTACTCCGCGAGGGGGCCTGGCCTCTGACCTGCGGTTTCGAGGTAGCGGTCCGCCATCGCGCGCAGCCAGCGCGCCCGTCCCGCACGGCGACCGCCGACCGGGTGAGCGTCGAACGCGAACGACTGCGCGGCCTGCTGGAGACCGAGTAGCGCCTGCGCCTCCCGGACGCCGCCGAAGAACGGCTCCGCGTCGTGCTCGGCTACCTGCGGCAGCAGGCCGCGATCGGTCACGACAGCCCGGTAGAAGTCCCTCAGGAACAGCGGGCGGCTGCCGCGCTCGGGTGCATAGAACCACAGCGGCACGTCGGCGGCTCCGGCGAGACGAGGCGGCTCCTCCCGGGTGAGGTAGGCGTACTCGGTGGGAAGCGGTTCCTGGGGGAACCGGATTCCTGTGGTGCTGTTGAGGATGAGGGTTGCGGTCATCGGTCTAGCCTCTCGTGTTGGCGTATTCCTCTATCAGATTGATCTGTTCTTCCAGGTAAGCATTGCTGTTTCTTGCCGCAAGAAGCGGGCGCCAATGCTGCAATCTCTGATTGATTGCTGCGCGCTTTTCTGGGTCTCTTTCTATATGAGAATCCCATTCCGGGTCCTCATCTGATACTGGGGTGGGGTTGCTGCTCAATTCCTCAGTCCTCGTAGTTGCCCGCGTAGGCGATGAGAAAGGTGAGGATTGCTGCGGATAGCGTTTCGTTCACCGACTCGGCCTTCGCGTGTGCGCCGTCCCACAGAGCGTCGGACACGTAGAACGTACACACGATCCGCTTCGCCCCGCCCGTGCGCGCACGCATCACGCCCACGCCGTCCTTGACGGCCGGACGGGACGACTTCACGTAGGCGTCGAGGAACTTCCGCACGGCTGCGCCAATGCTCTTCTCGCCCCGCTCCTCGGCCTGCGCCTTGGCCGCTGTCCACAGTGGCTCGGGAACGCGGATCGCGCGTCCCTTTCCGGTGGCTGTCATGATCCCTCCTTCCAGTAGATATTACGTACGTAGGGTATCAGGATGTCACGACCGCGATATCCCCGGCTCCCCACCGCGTACCTACCGTGGCCTCGACGGCGAGCGGCACGTCGAGGAAGCAGCCCATCGGCTCAAGCAGGCGGTGCGGGCTGATCATCCGCTGCATCGTCTGCCCGACGGCGCGCTTCCAGTCGTCGGCCGGGACCTGCACCACGATCGAGTCGTGGACGGTTGAGACCATCTGGACGCCCTCGACCGGGTGACCGAACTGCCCGCCGATGTCCGCCGCGACGATCTGCATCACGTCGCTCGCGAACGACTGCACTGGCGCATTGCAGCCCTGCCGGGCCGCTGCCGCTACCAGGTACGGGTCACCGGTCAGCGCGTCCTCCAAGCGCCGTACGCGGCCGAGCGGCGAGACGATCTGCCCCTCGTGGGTGAGCGTCGTGATGACGCGCTGGTGCCACTGCGCCATGCCGTCCCACAGCGAGAAGAACGCGTCGTACGACTCGTACGCCTGCTCCAGTGTGAGCATGACGCCGTACGCCGTCTCGGCGTACGTCTGGAAGCCCTCGGGGGTCTGCATGTAGAGCAGCCCGAAGTTCGACGCCTTGGCCCGCTGGCGCTCCTCCGGCGTGATGTCTGCCGGGTCCTTCCCGGTGATCTGCGCAGCCATCAGCCGGTGCAGGTCGTCGCCGCGCGCGTAGGCGTCGAGCATGGGCTGGCAGCGCGCGATGAACGCAGCGGCGCGGAGTTCGATCTGGGAGTAGTCGATCTCCACGATCAGCATTCCGGGGTCGGGAACGAACGCGGCCTTCAACTTCTTCGTCACCTGCTGGAGATTCGGCTCGCTCGACGACAGCCGTCCGGTCGACACGCGGCCAACGTTGTAACCCGCGTGGATACGGGAAGCCGGGGTGACGAGTTCCTGCCACGACCGCAGGAACTCGGCCTGCTTGGCTGCCTGCCGTAGTTCGAGCAGGCGCCCGGCCACCTCGTTTCCCTCACGCTGCTGCCGCCGCAGCACGGCGCTGTTCCACTGCGGGCGTCCGGTGCCCGTCATCGAGTCGATGCGCAGCCGGTTCAGCCGCACAGCCTCGTCGGACCAGGCGCGGAACCAGTTCGAGGTAGGCGCCCACGACACGTCGAGATGAGCGTGCTCCTCGGGCAGCGGCCACAGCGCGGCCAGTTCGGCGGACGCTGCCGCGACGATCGCTTCGCACTCCGCGAGCCGCGCTGCTACCCACTCCTGATCCAGCCGGAACCCGCGCTGCTCGACGGCTGCGAGGTTGCGGACCATCGGCATGACGCAGAATTCGACGTGGCTGCCGAGCCGGATCGCGGTGCGCTCGTCGTCGTCCTCGTCCCCGATGACCTCCTGGTGGTCGGACAGCCAGAGGTCCCACTGCTGCGCGACGCGCAACCGCCACGTCCAGTACGTGTCTCGGGCGCCGTACATCCCCAGGTCGATCAGCGGTACGCGCTCAGCGGCGCCCGGCGTCGAGAGGTCGAAATCGGCCCAGTCGTCGATGCCGAACCGGCGCACGGCCCGTACCTTGAGCCGCGTGCTGCTGTTCTCGTCGAGCAGGTGCTCGACGACCATCGTGTCCCATGTCAGATCCGGCGTCAGATCGACCCCTGTGTGCGCGAAGATCCACCGGCAGTCGAATCGCCCGTTGTGCGCTGTGAGGTCGGCGCCGGAGTCCTTGAGCGCCTGCGCGCAGCGGCGCAGCACCTGCACCCACTGCGGAAACAGCGAGGCGCCCTTGTGGCTGAGCGGGATGTTCCAGGTCACCGGGTCGAGGTCGTCGAGGGACTTGGCCATCGTCAACTGGAGCAGCGCTACGCGCGCCGCGACGCCACCGTTGGTCGGCCCGCCCTCGGTGGCGTGCTCGTCGAGGCCCGTGCCCTCTATATCAAAGGTGATGAACGGGTGCGCGTGAATCTCGCGGATCACCGTGTCGATGTCATCGGCGTCCCAGATCCACGCGACGCGCGTCGGGTCGAACAGATCGCCCTGCTGGTAGGGGTCGCTCATGGTCCTCCTCACGAGAGAGGGCGCCCGAAGGCGCCCTCTCAGTTGTTACGTATGTAGGTAGCCTACCTCACGCCGGGGTGACGTGGGTGACGCGGTTGTGCCGGAGGCGGATGGTGACCATCTTGCCGACGTGGTTCGTGACCTGGCTGCCGACCTGCGAGTCGGGCTCGGTCAGATAGACGCTGCCGTCCTCGAAGCGAAGCCGGTAGGTCACGTTCCCGTTCCTGCTGGTGCCGACGCCCTCGGCAGAGGTGAGGCGCTGGGTGTTCTGGAACAGGGTCATCTCAGACTCCCGGCTGCTCGGTCAGGCGAGCCTGGAGGCTACGCCAGGCGACGGTGGACTGCGCCATCGACGAGTGATAGACGAGGGCGCCGAGCAGCGCTGCGGCCTTCGCGTACCGGACGGCGTACTGGTTGCCGCCTTCGTTCTCGATCAGGAGGTACTGGAGCGCGAGTCTCCGGGCTACCTTCTCGGCGTGGAGCAGGCTCTCGTTCCCGGTGATCGTGGAGGAGCCTCCGAGGCCCGAGTCGCGCCCGGTGCGCCACAGCCGCACCGCGACTTCGCGCACCTGGGCGTCGTCGGTGTAGGGAACGTCCTTGAGGTGCTTGACGGTCATGCTTCCTCCACCCTCTGAACAGCCCGCTCCCAGACCTCCAGCGCGATGCGTAAGGCACGTGACTTCTCCAGCGTCGGGGTGCGCTCCATCTTGAGGATCATGCTGCGCACGTTGGACCAAGCGTCGTTGCGCTCGGCCTGGGCCAGCATCTTCGGCACCTCGGGGTGGGTGCGCGGATAGAGCGAGATGCTGCCGTACGAGAAGCGCCCCTCGCTGCGGTAGCGGTGGAAGCGGTTCTCCCGCGTCGAGTAGTCGCGCGCCTTGAACCGCAGGTCGCTCGCGCTCGTGACGATCTGCCCGCTCGGGGTGATCTTCGTGATGACGGTCTTGGTCACGGTGTCCTTGCCCATGCCGGTGGGGCTGGTCACGAACACCACCTCGGCGTCGAGGACGGCCCAGTCGGGCAGGTTCTCGGTCATGCTTCCTCCTTGATGATGCTGATGGTCCAGCGGCGATAGCGGGAAGGGCTTTCCGGCTGGTTCAAGCCGGTGCGGGCCGCGAGCACCCACTCGGGGTCGTAGCCGCGCAGCGGGAGCCCGTCGTCGGGCTGCTGCGAGACCTGCTTCCAGAACTCGGCCCACGCCTCGGACTCGCGGACGAAGCCGAGCGAGAACTGCGACGCCCCATCTACGGTGTAGGGGCGACCTCCTGTATCGACCAGGACGACGTACTTGCTGACAGTGCCGGACATGCTGTCCTCCTTCGGGAAGGGGCGGGCGCCGCAGGGCGCCCGCCCAGTTGATGAGTCAGCCCTTGTAGCCCCAGACACCAACCTGCGGGACGTAGAGGTTGAAGGTCTTGATCTTGCGGCTCTTGCCGTCGACCCGGATGAATGTGTATCCGTTGGCCGCGTGACGGATGACCGTGCCGACGGTGACCCGGTTGACGATCTGCGCGAGGGTACCGGCCGGGGCGTCGGGGGTGATGTTCTTGAGGCTGCTCATGATGTTCTCCTTTGGCGGTTCCTGCTGTGCTGACATACGTAACATTACACGTCCCGACCGGGAACAACAACTCCCCCGGGTAACAAACATGTTACGAAACCGGGGGAGTCGCTGGTCAGTCCTGGTTCTGCTCGATGTAGCGCAGCACGGCGTCCTCGACGGACTCGCGCGTCAGGTGCGCGTGGTAGATAACCTCGTCCACCGACTTCGGTACGAGCACGTTCCAGAACGTCACGGGCCGCTTCTGGCCGATGCGGTGCAGCCGGTCGCGGGACTGCACCCAGTCGTCGCGCCGCTCGCTGAGCGAGGCGTAGACGGCGTGCGAGGCGGTCACCAGTTCGTTGACGGCGAGGCTCATCGTCCGCATCTGGGCGATCATCACGATCCGGACCCCCTCGCTGCTGCCGAACCGCTGCCGCAGCGCGATCCGCTCCTTCGGCGGGGTATCTCCCGTGATCTGGACGATGACCGTGGACTTCGGCTCGCTCTTGCGGATCGCCGCCGCGAGGTCGGCAATCTCCTGCCGGAAGTGCGCGAACACGACCACACGGTCCTCGCCAGCGAGGGTGTCGCAGACGATGCCGCGCACGGCCGTGACCTTGCTGTCCCCAACGGCCTGCATCACGCCCGTGTCGTCGGGCACGTAGCCGCTCGTGATCTGCCGCAGGCGCATCATCTGCGCGAGCCGGTTCGGCACGCTGGACAGTGCGCCGTTGGCGTGCGCAACGGCCAACTGGTCCTTCATCGACAGGTAGGCCGCAGCCTCGCGCGGTCCCAGATGAACGGGCACCATCACATCGGTGATTTCGGGCAGGTCGAGAGCGTCCTCCTTGCGGACAACGATGCTGTTCTGGGCCATCACGTCCTGCATCTCGCCCAGGTTCTGGTAGCCGACAACCTCCTGCCCCATGTGCCCGCCGAACACGCCGTAGCGCTCCTGGAACCGGCCGAACGGCATCTCCTTGATCCCGCCGTACCTGCGGTCGGGCTCGTTGAACGCCAGCGGCTGGAGGAACCGCCACTGTCCCCACACATCCATAGGGCTGTGCGGCATCACCGTGCCCGTGAGGATCAGGCGCCGGGGCGCCAGGCGCGCCATCCGGGCTGCCGTCCGGCTCACGTTCGCGCTCGGGGACTTGATGCGATGGCTCTCGTCGATCACGATCAGGTCCGGGCCGAACCGCTGTACCGACTGGTGAACCACGTCGGACATGTTCTTCGAGCGCGTCACCTCGCGGCGCTGGCTCAGGGAGTCCAGGCTCAGCACTTCCAGGATGATCCCCGGGCCGGTCTGCATCGTGTCCCAGTGCAGGCGCTTGACGCGGCCCTGCGCGGGCTGGTGTGAGCCGTCCTGCGAGACGCCCGCCCACGCGACGGCGCGACGGATGCCCTCGCGAGGGTCGGCGCGGCGCTCGCTCCGCGCCACGAGCACCTGGCAGCGCTGCGCGACAGAGCCACCCAGGGCCTCTGCCCAGACGCCCACACCCTCGGCGGCATACTTCGCCGCCTGCCCCACCCACGAGTCCAGGGCGACGAGCGGCGCGAGCACGAGCACGCGGATGGGCCGGTCGGCCTTGAGCGCCAGCGCGGACGCGTAGTCGATCGTCACGGCGGTCTTGCCCGTGCCGGGGTCCATCAGCAGAGCGCAGACGCCGCGCGTCTCGATGATGCGCCGGAGCGCCCGCTTCTGGTGGTCGTAGCGCGGCTCTCCGCGCGGTCTGTAGTCCAGGGTCATGTCTCATCCTTCTGTTCTTCGTTCATCACGCACCTCCCCCTTATAGGGGAGGTGCGGTGATGAGAGAAGAACGATTGTGCCTCTGACCAGGGGAAACGCTACACAGCGTAACATGTGTCCGAAATGCGATGTAGCGAAAACGTCGTTCTAGTCGTTGATGTCGTTTGGTGAAGACTGGCCGTCTTCTCCATCTTCCGGCGCGTAGTCCGGTACGTAGTCCGGGTTCAGCGCGTGAAGGAGCGGAGTGCCCCGGCCCGTCCCCCGGCTGGTGACGATTTCCCCGACGGTGACGAGACGCTGCCGGGCCTGGTCGAGCGAGCGGTTGCTGAGCGGCCTGCCCTGTTCCGTCTCGCCCGCGAGGTCGCAGAGTTCCTGCGACCTCAGGGGCTCGCGGGCCTGGAGCAGCGCGAGCCGCACGGCGTCCTCCGCCCGGTTCATGTCTGCGAGAGCCTGGTCCGCGCGCTGGGCCTGCTTCTCCGTCGAGTCGATTTCGCGGTAGGTGTTCGTCTCGGTCTCCTTGTCGAGCAGCAGTTCGCCCTTCACCAGATCTTCGGTCCGGCCGAACGTCCGGATGTGCCGAGGCGAGTTCTGGTCCTTCGGGTCGCTCAGTGCCAGGTGCATGATGTGGTCGGCGTCCGCCTCCTTCGCGGAGGAGCCCGCTGCCCGCATAGCCTCAGCGTGGCCCGCGTGGTCAGTGACCACGAGGTCGGTCGCGCCGACGACGAGCCGCGCCCACTGGTTGACCTGCCGGATCCAAGCGCGGACCTGTGTCGCGTCGTTCTGCGAGTCCCCGGTGAAGGCGTGCGAGAACGTGTCGATGAAGACCGACTTCACGTTCAGCGCCTTCAACTGCTCACCGAGCGACCGCAACTGCTTGGTGTTGTGGAACGGGTTCGCCCGGCCGCGCAGGTCTACCTGCACCACGCGGTCGAGGGGCACGCCACGCCGGTTGAACATCGCTGCAGCCTTGGCCGGGGTGACCTCGAAGTTCAGCATCGCCACACGCTCGTCCGGCGCCAGCGGGACGACGGCGCACTCCCCGAGGAACTTCTCCCCCGTCAGCAGGGCATAGGCCATGTTGACGAGCACTGTGGTCTTGCCCGTCTTCCGCTGCGCCGACAGCCAGAGGGTGCTGTCCCAGGGGAGGACCCGCTCGATACGGGGCGTCTGCTCCGGCTCGGCTTCCAGCACCTCGGCAACGAGCCGAACCAGCGGCTCGCTGTCCTCCGGCTCCTGCTTCGCGCGGTAGCGCTGAGTCGCCTCCTCACGTACCTCCATGCGGAGGACCTCGTGCTCGACCATGCGCTCGAAAGCGACCCGCTGAATGTCCTCGTCCTCATCGTCCTCCTCGGCCACCAGCAGCCTGTCAGGGACTTCCGGGGTAACCGGGCCGACGAGGGTCTGCGAGTCGCTGTACGAGCCGTACGGGCTCTCCGGCTCATCGAGGGACCAAGGCCGGACGTGCCCCTCGGCCTCCTCGACGGCGAACACGAAGTCCTTGCAGCGCTGCACCACGTCTTCGCTCAGGTGCTGCGCGAGCGTGGGCCAGCCCTGGGTGGGCTTGCCCCGGGCGATCTTCTGGAGCGTGGACTCGACGGACTGGTCGATCCGCGTCTGCATCCCCTCCTCGTCGTGCGTCGCCTGGACGATCACGGCGATGATGCCGGGAGCCAGTTCCCGCCAGACCGGCGAGACACGGCGGCTGGCGCCGTACCCCTCCGCGAGCAGCGCGCCCGCGAGCGCGAGGTAGGCGTCGTGCCGACCGCCACGCACGGGCCACTCGATGGCGAGCAGCGTCGACAGGGCGAGACACCCGACCCGGCTGCGCAGTTCTGCGCCACCGATGAGCGCCGGGCCTTCGGCACCGCCCCACGCCTCGTCGGCCCAGACATACCGCTCGCCGTCCGGGTGGATCGACGGAGGGACGACGGTCTGCCCTCCGGTGGACCGCAGTTCGACCAGTACGCGGTCGTCCCGCTGGCGGTCCGGGTGCATGTAGCGCGTGGTGCCCTCAGGGAGCCCATCCTCGACCCGATACCAGTAGTGGCTACCCGGACGGCTGACACGTCCGCCTACGGCTGCTGTGGTGCCCCGGAGGAAGACCTGCGCGGCGGTGAGGCCCTTGGCGTGGTCGATGTCCACGTCCACCAGCCCGCCCGACGGCGCGCCGAGTGCGATGCCCAGGTTCGACGGCTCCTGCGCGAACAGCGTGCGCACGTCGGCTGCGGAGCCGTAGGTCAGCGTGGTCCAGTTCGGGTCGAACGGGCGCTTCGTGCCGGGCCGGATCGGCACCGGAACATACCCACGTTCGTATGCCTCTACAGCGTGCGCGGTGGTATCATCTGAGGAGAGGTTCACTCCGCCGTCCTCTCGTCGCGGCGGTTCGGGGTGGGGTTGCTGTTACGTGAAGGGCCGCTTCTGGGGGAGCGGCCCTTCGGCATGTCAGAGGTCATGTGGTTCCTTTCACCGAGGACGTTCGGCACGTCCGAGCACATGATACATTAGTACACGCATTGACCAGCACATCGACCAGCAGCGGGCAGCGACGAGCGGTTCCAGAACCCTACATCGCGCTCTGGTCAGCGAGTTTGTACCTCACTCTGTACCTCTAATCCCCTAGTCGTGTTCTTCGTTCATCACTCACCCCTCCCCTGTAAGGGGAGGGTGATGATGAAAGAAGAACGCGGACCTGAAGGAGTCACATGACCGACCTGACCGTGGTGTCCCCCAGCAGCCTCGGCACCTACCGCACCTGCCCGAAGAAGTTCGAGTACTCCAGTCTGCGCCGTCTGCGCCCGAAGGACATGGGCGTGCTCATCCTCCGCGAGTACGGCTCGTGGTGGCATGCGCTGCGCGCTGCCGACGCGATCAGCCGCAGCCGCACTCAGGACGGCCCAGCGCCGAAGCACATCCCCACCACCCTCTCGACGGGCGACATGGGACCGGAGATTCCCGTCACCGATGACCTGTACGCCCCGGACGTGCTGCTCGCGGCCCAGCGGTTCTGGGAGGCGATGCCGTTCGAGACGCGGGAGCGGTGGGAGGAGAAGACCGGTGCGCCGCTGCCCGAGCACCTTGCCGAGATGGACAACAGGTGGACAGCAGCCTGGGCGGACGAGCAGCCCAACGAGCAGTTGATCGCCGTCGAGTTGGCGTTCGAGGTCCCCATCGGGGACACGGGCGTCGCGCTGCGCGGACGTGTCGATGAGGTCTACTACGACGTGAAGCGCAACCTTGTCGTCGTCCGGGACCACAAGACGAACGGGAACATCGACGCGAGCGAGTCGCTGGACGACCTGCTCGACAGCCAGTTGCACCTGTACGCCTGGGGCGTCTCCGTCGCCCTGGGGGTCAACGTGGGCGCCGTCGGCTACGACCGGGCGCGCAGCAAGCCCGCGTCGCAGCCTGCCCTCACCAAGTCCGGCACGCTCTCGAAGTCGACGACCGACTACGACGTGCACGCCTACCTCGCGTTCACCGACGAGCCGGTGCCGTTCCCCGGGCCCAAGAAGGACGGCTCCGGCGCGCGCGAGTACCTGCGCGACGAGAAGGTCGTTAAGCGCCTGGAGACGCCGACCGAGCGCGACAAGTGGAACCGGCGCACGCTCGACCCGACCAACCCGCGCATGATCAGGGGTCACCTGCTCGAAGCCGTCGCTACGGGCGAGGGGCAGGCGGAGGCGCGGCGCCGGTTCCTTGCGGACGACCCGCTCAAGCCGATCCCGCGCAACCTGTCCCGGCAGGGCTGCAAGTCGTGCGACTTCGTGCACCTCTGCCTCGACGAGATGCGCACCAACGAGCGGCTCAACCCGGAGCCGTACGGGCTTTCCTCGAAGGACACGACACAGCCCTCGGCGCCCGTAGACGTCGAGGGCTGAGCAGGGCGCCGTCAGACCGGCGTCGGCGTCGGCTCCGGGAGCGGAGGCGGCAGGGGGACGGTGGCGCGGACGGCGGCGTCCTTGGACTCCAGCAACTTGCGCAGGGCGACGGACTTCTCCGCGCCGTCGGGCAGCGTCGCGGCGAGGTCGTACGCGAGCGCGTGGAACTTCGCGCTGGTGTCGCGCAGCGGCCCTTCCGGCAGGTGCTCGAAGCCGAAGTAGAACAGGATCGGTGCGGTCATTCTGATGCCTCCAATTGCGGCGGTTTACTAATGGCAGCCCTACCCTATGCCGAGTAGCCGACTGCCGCTCCGGTAGGGTAAGGTTACGTATGTAGGGTGCAAGTCATGAGACAGCACCCCTGACAACTGGAGACAGATGAGCAACAGCATCGCTGGCCTGACCCTGTACGGCGCGCAGGACATCGGAGACGACTACGGTCGCTTCCTGCTCCACGGCTCGCAGGGCAGCGGCAAGACGTACCTCGCCAGCACGATCGCAGCCCTCGGCAAGACGCTGATGGTGGACCTGCGCGGCGAGCGCGGCCCGCGTTCCTGGCTCGGGACGCCCTGGGCGAAGAACATCCAGGTCATCCGGCCGAAGTCGATCCAGCAGATGGACGACATCTTCTACGCGCTGGACCGTGGCGAGGGCGACTTCAAGGCGGTCATCCTCGACAGCCTGACCGGTGTCCAGAAGATGACGATGCGGTTCCTGCTCGGCCACAGCGAGACGGCAGTGCGCGAGATTGCGCAGGGCGTCGCAGCGGCTGACCAGCGCACGTGGGGACAGGCGCTCGACATCATGAGCGACATCCCGACGTTCTGGTACAGCCTCGCGGACGCCGAGCGGCCGAGCCCGATGCACGTCATCCTGACGGCGCAGACGAAGATCACCGAGGACGAGGTGAACAACCAGACGACGCGTACCGTGGACGTTCAGCGCGGCGCGCAGTCGATCACGCTGGCCTCCCCCGACTACGTGATGTTCTGCGAGACGGAGAAGGACTTCGACAACACGGACGACGAGGGAAACCCGATCGAGCGGCACGTCGCCCGGTTCGGCAACGACGTCGAGTACCGCATCAAGGCGCGCGTCCCCGCGAACCTGCATGGCCGGATCCCTCCGGTGCTCGGGCGCAAGGCGCCGCTGTCCCTCGTGAGCCTCGGGCGCACGCTGGGCATCGGCGGCATCCCGGCTGCGGCTCCAGTCGCAACCAAGTAGCAGCACCTCAACAGCAGCAACTCACAGAAGCGAGAACTCACATGGCACCTTCGTACACGCTCGACCTGACGGGCTACAAGGAGCGTCTGAGCGCTACCGTCCCCGAGGGTCGGTACCTGGCGCAGATCGACGACGTGGAACTCACGAAGACGACCAGCACGAACAAGGACATGTTCAACGTCTGGGTCCGGATCATCGACGGGCCGCACGCGGGCGCCGTCCTCATCGACCGGCTCACGATCACGGACAAGGCGCTGTTCCGCATCGTCGCGTTCCTCAACGGGCTCGGCCTGCCGACGCCGAAGAAGCGCCTGTCGCTCAACACGCAGCAGTGGATGGGCCGGAAGGTCTGGATCGACACGAAGCACGGCGAGCCCTACCGGGGTCGTCCGGGCCGGTCGGAGATCGACGGCTACGTCCGTTACGTGCCGGAGACGGCCGAGCAGGACGCGACCGTCGAGGTGGACGAGTCGTACTCCGAGATGGACCGTTCGAACGAGCCCGTCAAGGCGTTCGAGACCGACGGCCCGGTGCCGCTGGAGGAGGCGGTGGCCGCGTCGCAGGGGGACGAGGCCACGCCCGCTGAGGACGATTCCCCGGCTACGCCGAGCCCGTTCAAGGCGCAGGACGAGCCCGAGATGCTGAGTCTGTCGGACATCAGCCTGTAGGGTTGCAGACGGCCGGGACGGGTAGAGCGGGTGGTTGTGCTGACACGTAACCTCCTTCGGCGCTCCCCGTCCCGGTTCTAACCTGGTGGAGTCGGGTATCCCGACCACCAGACCCGGCAGACTTCACCGACTGCCGTAGCGAGGCCCCATCCCCCGCCGGATGGGGCCTCGTGCTTTGGCTCCTTGCCCGATCGGCTAGGGAGCGGCCTGCAAAGCCGCGCAGCCGGGTTCAACTCCCGGAGGAGCCTCGTGGCACAACCAGAGACATTGCTCGTGGGACAGATCCGCCGCGCAGTGCAGCGCGCATACCCGGACGCTCTGGTCGTGAAACTTGCGGGCGGTCCCTACCAGTCGGCGGGCCTGCCGGACCTCCTCGTCATCCTCGATGGCAAGGCGTATGGCTTCGAGGTGAAGAAGCAGCGACAGGGCGAGAGCGAGCAGCACGCGCGAGGGCGCGCGACGCTGCGGCAGCAGGCCGTCATTGAACAGATCCGGCGCGCGGGCGGAGTCGCCGCCGTCGTGCTCAGCGCTGACGAGGTGCTGGCGCTCCTGCCAAATCCGTAACATGTTTGTTACCTGATTGCTTAGCGCCCTCCCTTGCTGCCGTGCTAATGTTACGTATGTCAGCACAACAGCAGTTCAACCGGGAGGTCATCATGGACATCACCACAGCGAAGGTCGAACTTCTCCGCAAGCGCCACATCGGCAAGATGATCCGGCTCGACTCCGGCGAGTACCGCATCTCGGGCCTCGACCGACGGGTGTACGACCACACGAAGTTGGACGTGTACCTGGAGCGGCTGGACAGTAAGGGCCGCGTCGAGAGCCGCACCTGGACTGTCCTCACCGTCCCGGCCTTCTACGCCGCGATCGTCCGCTGACCTCCCCCAACTCGTCGAACCGAAGGAGCACACCATGTCTCGCAGCACCCGCAACCGCTACGCCCGTACCGACGCGATCCTCGCCACCTACATGACCCTCAAGAAGTCCGGCGTTCCTTCCTGGGTCACCAGCCATGAGGCCTACCGTATGACTGAAGGTCGCGTCGGGACCGAAGGGGACAACAGCGGCGCCAACGGCTTCACGCTGATGAACCTCGTGCGGCGCGCCGACGGCAACGTCGTCGCCCTGGCTGACCTGGAGACCGTCCCTCCGCTCGCGGAGCAGGGCAAGATCCTGCGCTCGCAGTTCCTGGAGGACGACGGCACGGAGGCCGAGTCGCTGGCCGAGGTGCAGCCGCCGAAGACGACCGGCCCGCAGAAGGGCGATGTCGTCTCGTACGCCCTGCACCGCTCCCGCAAGGGCGTCGCCCCGCGCTGGGAGGTGCGGCACGTCGACCCGGACGGCACTCTCACGCTCGACCTTCTCGGCAGCGCAAAGCGCAGCACGGCGCGGTTCGGCGTCGACCCGGCGAAGGTCGTCGTCCGCTCGCACTGATCCCGAGGCCCGGAGTCCCAACGGATTCCGGGCCTCTGCCAGTTTCGTAACATGTTCGTTACCGGAATCGGTAGTCAGCCCGAGTTACTGGGTGTAGTGTTACGTATGTCAGCACAGAGCAACACCAACCGAGGAGAGCATCATGAACAAGGCACACGGCACGGTCACCGAGTGGGAGACCTACGAGGGCGTCACCTACGGCTACAACGAGGCCGGGGACCGCATCATCGAAATCTCGGCCCGAGTCCGTCCGAACGCCTGGAACGGGCACACCGACTCCAACGTGCGTGGCTGGGCTGTCTGGGACGAGAACCGCAAGATGACCGCTGGTAAGGCCGACGGCCTCCGGGCCTCGAAGAAGGCAGCCCTCGCTGCTCTCTGAGTAGTCGCCCCGGCTCCGCGTAGGCGGCGCAGGTTCACGGCCTAGCCGGGGCACGCAGTGTCAGCGCAACACCAACCCGAAGGGACGCCATCATGGCTCACGAAATCACCTCCACCGACAACCTCTTCTCGGTCCGCCAGATGCCGTGGCACGGGCTCGGCACCATCCTCAGCGAGTATCCGACCCGCGAGGAGGCGCAGGCCATCGCCCACAACTGGGAGCCGGTCACCGCTCCCGTCTACCGTGCGGTCCCCGGCTTCACCGAGGGCGTCCTGGACGAGTGCGGGCACTTCCTGCCCTCGGACCAGTGCAGCACCTGCCCCACAACCTGGGCTGAGGCTCCGCAGCCGACGACCCGCTACGAGGTCATCGAGGGCACGCAGGAGGTCGTCTGGCAGGACAACCCGGGCGTCAACAGCGGGAACAACGGGGCGCACATCGGCGTCACGAACGACACCCTCGGCATCGTCAGCAACAGCGAGATGTACGACATCGCGGAGGCGGTGCAGGGCCTCGGCGGCGACGTGCGCTACGAGACGGGCGGTTCGCTGCGCGGCGGTCGCCAGGTGTGGCTGCTGCTCCGCCTGGACGAGCCGCTGGTGCTCGCCGGGGACCCGAACGGCGCGACGCTCCAGTACTTCGCCCTCCAGAACAACCACGACGGTGGCGGCTCGTTCCGGGGCCAGGCGATCAACACCCGCATCGTCTGCGCCAACACCAGCCGCATGGCGGACATGAGCGCCAAGGCGTCCGGCACGGAGATTGTCTTCCGCCACACGAAGAACGTGAAGGACCGCATCGAGGAGGCCAAGCAGGCGCTCGCCATGTGGCGCGTGTCGGTCGAGGAGTGGAAGGTCTTCAACGAGTACCTGCTCACGATGAAGGTCACCGACGCCCAGCGCGAGGAGTTCATCGAGCGGTTCGTCCCGGCGCCGGAGGCTGCGATCGTCAGCAAGCGCGTGCTGACGAACATCGAGAACGCCCGGGGTGACCTGCGCACGATCTTCGCCTCGGAGACCTCGGAGGGCGTCAAGAACACGGCCTACGGGCTGGTGCAGGGCGCTGTCGAGTACAGCCAGTGGTTCCGCTCGACGCGCGGCCAGAACGACCAGGACCGCGCCGAGAACCTGTTCCGTCGGTCCTTCCTCGACCGCGACCGCCTCGTGCAGTCGGCGGCGAAGATGGCCCAGGACATCGCGCTGAGCGTCGCGTAACCGAGGCAGGAGCAGCCGCCGTGGCGTCCGGGGTAACCCGGGCGCCTCGGCGTTCTACGAGGCTCTGGAAGGGGCACACAGTGAGGACGTTGAAGGAACGCAAGGATCTGCTCGCCCGGCTGCCGTGGGTAACCCGGCTGCCGTCGTCGATGCCGGAGCACCGTTGCGACGGGATCAAGTGGGGGAAGGCCGCCATGCGCGACATCCACTCCCGGGGCGGGAAGCCCGCTCGCGGTATCCAGGAGCGGGCGAAGTGCAAGCGGCGCGGCTGGTTCCGGTTCACGGCGCTCAAGCCGCACGGCAACTACCCGCCGATGCCGGGTAAGTCGGGTTTCTACTGCTACGACCACCTCGCCATGCAGATCCAGGGCCACCCGAAGGAGCACGAGCGGTTCCGGCGCTGGCTGGAGCAGAACGAGCCGGGCGGGCTCTGACCTCGTTCTGTTCTTCCTTCATCACTCACCCTCCCCCTTATAGGGGAGGGTGAGTGATGAACGAAGAACGTTTAGACCCTCTGACCTGCGGTTATGCAAATGCACGTAACATGCATCCCAAATGTCCGTGCGGTGAAAACGTCGTGCTAACGGTTGATGCCTGTTGATGAACCGTCCGCCTGACAATGCGGACAGGTTACGCTGGCCCTACCTAGACCGAAGGAGTCCCCCTTGACCACCCTGATCCTCCCCCGTTCTTCCTGGTCGCCCCGCTACCAGGACGGCGACCTGAACCTCAGTGGTACCGCCGAAGCCGTCGTCGCGCACCACACCGTGACTCACGCCGACGGCGACACTGAGGAAGCCGAGCGCGCGCACATGCGGTTCCTCGAAGGCATCGGCCAGGAGCGGTTCGGCACCGGCATCTCCTACAACGTGGTCATCTTCCCGTCCGGGCGGGCCTACCAGGGCGTCTCGTTCAACCGGCGCGGTACGCACACGGGCGGGCACAACAGCACCGTCCGGTCGATCTGCTTCGTCGGCAACTTCGAGACGGACTTCCCGAGCGACGCCGCGCTGGTCACGGGCGCCCGGATCTACGAGGAGGGGAAGAACCGCTGGTGGCTGTTCAACGCGCCCGTCAACGGCCACCGCGACTACAAGTCCACGGCGTGCCCGGGCCGCAACGTCTACAGCCACCTCGACGCGATCGAGTCGGGCACCCTGCTCGACGACGGCCCGGTCTTCGTCGACAACCCGATCCCGCCTATCACCCCGCCCAAGCCCGCGACGCCGCCGAGCACGTTCGTCGACGGCTTTTGGGGCAGGGCGACCACGGCCCGGCTCCAGCGCGTGCTCGGTACCCCGGTCGACGGCATCGTCTCGTCGCAGACGGCGAGGTGGCGCGATAGCAACCCGGGTCTGACGACGGGCTGGCGCTGGACCGCGCGTGGTCGCGGCTCGCAGGTGATCTTCGCCCTCCAGGACGCGCTCGAACTGCCGCACGGGCAGCGGGACGGCCTCGTCGGGCCGTACACGATCAGCCGCCTCCAGGCGCACCTGGGCACGAGCACGCACGACGGCGTTCTGTCGCGCAACTCCCGTACGATCATGGCGCTCCAGCGTCATCTCGAAGAGGGCTCCGTGTAGTTCGATATGGCCTGCGGTTCCTGAGTTGGGTTGACCAGTCAGCCCACCTCAGGTTCCCCGGCTCGTAGTTGCCCTCGTTGTCGATACGGTCCAGAGTCAGTCCGGCCTGGCGAGGGCCGAGGGTAGATTCGACCCACTCGATGAAGCCTCGGCTGTCATTGACCCAGGGCTCGTGCATACGGATGCCCCGGCCTCCGTAGTTCCTGTAGCCCCGGCTGTTGGGGTTGAGGCAGCGCTGCTTGATCGAGGTCCAGGTGGTCCAGAGAGGGTTCGATTTGATTCCGTCTACAACTCGCCGCACCTTCTCCGGGTCGCCGTTGCTCTTCAAGCGGGCAAGGTGGGTGCCGCACAGCCCGTGGGCAAGGTGGCTTCGGGTACAGCCCTCGACGGAGCACCCCAACGTCGCGACACGGCCCCGGCTCACGTCACCGTGGACCCTGAGTCGCTCGTAGTGCTTTGGGCAGAGGCCACGCGCACGGACGTTTGCCTCGCAGTCGGGTACCTTGCATCTGATCGTCTCCATTACAGAAACCCTACACGAGAGGTTTTCAACATGAAGTTGCCTGGTCCGAAGGTCCGTCAGTGGATCTACAACGTGCTGAACGCAGCGCTCCTGGTGCTCGTCGGCTACGGCGTCGTGAACGACCAGGAAGCGGCCCTGTGGCTGCTCCTGGTCAGCGCGGCGCTCGGCATGGCTGCGGCCAAGGTGCCCTCGGCTCCTGACGCTCAGCGCATCGCGGACTAGTCCGCAGGCAGGCCGCTACCCGATTCGGTAAGTCCCTTGGGTAGCGGCCTCTCCTGTCAGGGTGTAGTGTTACGTATGTCAGCACAACACACCGACTGGGAGGTCCTCATGGACAAGGAACTGCGCAAGTTGTTCAAGGCGCTCAAGGAGCAGGGCTATGAGGTCCGCCAGACGACGCGTGGCAACCACTTCATCGTCATGCGGGACGGCCGGAAGATCACGACGATCGCCGGTACCCCGAGCGACCACCGAGCGTGGAAGAACATGCTCTCGTACCTCAAGCGCGACGGATTCAAGCCGTGAGCGCCGACACCGAAAGGAACGAAATGCCCTCGTTCAATGTCATCGCCTCCTCTGGCCACATCAGCGACAGCGACGCCGACTACCTCGTCGAAGCCTTGTCGGCTCATTCTCCCGTTGTCGACGGCGACGGGACCGTCGTTCTGACGATGAAGGCCGACAGCCAGAACTACGCGCTCGGCTTCGCTGTCGTGCTGCTCGCAGCGCACAACGTCCTCACGCTGACGCAGGTCGAGGTCATGCCGACCGAGACCTACGACGAGATGTACATCCACATCGGCGGTGCGCAGGGTGACCGCCAGGCCAGCGAGAGGAAGCCCTCGTGAAGATCACTCCGACGCACCGCCGTGTCTCCCTTCTCGCGCTCGCCCTCGTGGGCGGGTTCGTCGCGGGCGCGGCGACCATGAACCTCACGCAGCAGCCCGAGGTCGTCACCGTCTCTGAGGACGTGCCGACCGTCTGCGCCGACGCGGCCCAGGCCGGATTCGCCGGTCTGGCCGCTCGGGAGCGCGTGGACCAGTACGAGACCAAGGCGGAGGTGCTCGCCTCACAGGTCACACTGTCAACCCTCGCGGCTGACGCCGACCTGATGAAGAAGGCGCTCTCCCCGATCGCAGAGCAGAACGCGAAGGAGGCGGAGTGGCGCGCCAAGCGCGACGACGCTGAGGCCACCTTCCGCGAAGCCGCCAATGCCTGTCTCGCCAAGGCAGCCGCGACGGAGGCAACCCGTGGCAGGTGACAGCAAGGCGCGCCGCAACTCGTACGTCAAGCGGTACGCGCCAGAGGTCAGCCTCGACTGGCAGGAGGAGGCGCACTGCCAGGGGCAGGCGCCGGACTTCGACTACGACCAGACGCTCCCGACGAAGAACGCCGTCAATAAGCCGCGCAGGGTGCCGAGCAATGTGCCAGCAGCCCAGCGCGTCTGCTGGACGGAATGCCCGGTTCGGGAGCAGTGCCTCGAATTCGCTCTCCAGATCGAGATGCCGAATGGGCGCGCAGGTATCTACGGAGGCCTCACTCCGAACGACCGCGACGCGCTGTTCAACTCGCAGATGGGACAGACCGCATGAGGAAGGGCCAGATCCAGGCGCGCAGCACGCCGGAGGACATCGCCTACCGGCGCAAGCGCGTTCGCGCGATGGCGGCTACCGGCATGACCGACGCGGAGATGGGCGCGGCGCTGGGCGTCTCCTGGCGCACGATCCTCCGCGACCGTCAGGCCGACGGAATCCCGCCCGGCTACGACCCGAAGACGCGGTTCAAGCCGCGCCGCGAGTGGGGTGCCGAGTTCGTCGGGGGTGTCGCGTGGTGACGCTCAGCGAGGGCGTGATCGCCAAGGCGCGGAAGTACCTGGCCGAAGGCCGCGTGATGCAGGACGCCCTCGACGACTCGGTGTGGTGGATCGAGGGCAGTCGCCAGGGTGCGCCGTACCGCGTCCAGATCGTCCTGGACGGCGACGGCACGGTCCGGAGCCGTATGTGCACCTGCACCCATGGGAAGAACGCTCTGGGCGCCGCTCAGTGCTCTCACGTCGTCGCAGCGGCCACGAAGATGCGGGAGGGCGCCGCGTGACCTGGATGCACTGGATCGTGTTCGCCTTCCTCGCGGTGCTCGCGCTCGGTATGGCTGCCGACCGGAAGACCAAGATCAGCACGCGGCTGACCGCGTTCGTGCTGCTCGTCGGGATGCTTCTGCTGCTCGTCCTGGGGCAGCGTAACTAGCGCAAAGCGCCCGCACGGGGTACGGTTCTCATGTCAGCACAAACCGACCCCAGAAGGAACAAGATGGCCAAGATCAAGGTGGCTGGAGCGACGATCTGCGGCAGCAAGAAGCACGCGGCTGAGTTCTCACCCACCGGTCTCGCGAAGGGCAACTACGCGGTCAGCATCTGCGACCGGCCCAAGCACTCCAGCGGTGACCACAGCGACAGCGTGACCGGCAAGACCTGGGACGACCGGTGAGCGGGCCACGAAGTAACCACCGCAGGTCCCCGCTACAGGCGGGGGCCTGCACTACCGAAAGGCACAACATGTCTGACAATCTGCTCACCCCGGCTGAGGTCGCTGCGCTGTTCAAGGTGGACCCGAAGACGGTCACCCGCTGGGCGAAAGCCGGGAAGTTGACCAGCATCCGCACGCTCGGCGGGCACAGGCGCTACCACGAGACCGAGGTCAAGGGCCTGCTCAAGCGTCAGGCCACGCACCGGGACAACCCCGATGACTGAGCCAACCTGGCACCGGACAGAAGTTCCTCCGCTCCGGGCAGACATCGACCGCAGGCTGCGGCAGTTGCGCCGCGACTACGCGCGGGCTGCGCGCGGCGGCTGGTTCGTGGTGTCCGGCCTGCTCGGCATCGTCCTCGGCGCGCTGATCGCCTGGTCCTGAGAAGTCGTAACCACCCCGTTACCTAATTTGGTAGCGGGGTGGTTTACTAGGGTGTAGTGTTACGTATGTCAGCACAACGAAGCACCCAAACAGGAGGTTCATCATGAGCATCAACACCACCGGCACCGTTCTCCGCAGCCAGGCCCGCGACCGCGCAGGCGAACTGACCCCTCGGGGTTCCTGGGCCGCTTCCTACGCCGTGCACGCCGGAGAGCAGGGCTGGCTCGCCCTCAACGCGCAGGACGCCGAACTGGCCATCCTGCTCGGCTTCACCGTCGCGGCCATCGAGGAGAACCCGCTGCCGCCGACGACCAAGGAGCGCTACGCCGCTGCGGTCAAGGCGATCCGCAAGTCCGGCGTCGCGATCCGGCAGAACGTGATGGCCTGCTGCCGGGGCTGCGCCGAGCCGTTCAAGACCACCAAGTCGTTCGACCCGGAGACCACGCCCTACGCCTGGAACTTCGGTGGGCAGGGCAGGGCGCTCCGCTGGGCCGAGGACGGCGAGAAGGCTATCCGCGACAACAGCCGCTCCTACGGCTACAGCGAGGTCACCACGGAGACGGTCTACTTCAACCACGGCAACGGCTCAGCCGAGCGCATCGTCGAGGCGTTCAAGGCCGAGGGCTTCGAGGTCACCTGGGACGGCGAGCAGCACTCGTGCGTCGAGGTCACCGTCCCGGCCCGCGCGCTCTCCCGCTGGGAGCGCTGAGCACCAACCCCGCAAGCGGCCCGGCCCTCCCCGGCCGGGCCGCTTCACCTCTCATAGAAGGGAAACACCATGACGAAAGGCAGACCGCTCAGCAAGCGGCTCACGGCCTTGTCGCTGGAGCGCAACCTGACACAGAAGCAGCAGCACTGCATCGTCACGATGGCAGACCGGGCGCGTCGTCTGGAGGCCGACCTCGTAGCCGCTCAGGAGCGGGTGGAGCGCCTGCGGGCGCTGGCTACCGCCGAAGGGCCGGACGTCTCCTGTGGGGGCTATGGCGTTACGTCTACAGGCTGCTATGCAGGCAACTTGGCTCACCGTGTGCTGCTCGTGCTCGACGAAGGAGACGGCTCATGACCCGCCTGCCCGATGTCCCGGCAGGGACGCGCCTGCTGCCCGATGCACGGCTCTACCGGGTGCGGGTGGACGGCGGCGAGGTCGCGTCGTTCTCGGCTCTGGAGTCCGCCGTCGAGCACATCTCCTGGATGCTGCGCGACGACCCGATGCAGCGCGTGACGCTGGAGATTCTGCCGCCCGTCGAGGTGAAGGCGCCGTGCTCGGCCTGCGGCGAAGCGCTGATGGTCCCTGTGGCGGTAGCCCGGCGCATCCTCGCGGGCGACCTCGCCGTCTTCCACTCGGCCACCGGTCACCGGATCCTCGCAACGGCGCAGGACTTCGAGGCCGAACTGATCGAGGCGATGAGCAGGCCTATGACCGAGCGCGAGATGCGCAACGCTCCCCCACCCGTCGACATCGGGATCGTCCTCGCGGCCTCCTGGGAGGCGTCGCGCGGGGAGACTGGCGAGACCAACCCCTACCTGGAGGAACTGTGACGATCGAAGACCAGATCGAGGTGATGCAGGACCGCCTCGCCAGTCTGCGCGAGACGTACCTGGCCGACGGCGCCGGGGAGTTGGGCTGCGTGTGCTTGTTCGACCACTACCCGACGCCGCTCACATGCACCTGCGGGCACGGGCACAACCGGCACGCGGGCAAGCCGGGCAACACCTCGTGCATGTCGTACATCGACTGGCCCGACTGCGCGTGCACGGAGTTCGTGCCGGACGCGGCCTCGGTCACCAACCTCTGGAAAGCCCACTGGCGCCTGCTGCGCGCCGTCGACTTCGACGCGATCCTCGCTCTTATCCCGGTGGCTAAGGTCTCCGAGTACGTGCGGGACTGGCCCCAGGACGAACAGGATCTGTACCGCAGCCCGGACTGGATGTCGTTCACTGAGCGCGCCGAGGCGATGGACATCTACCGGCGCCGGAAGGCAGCCCTCGCACTCGTCACAGCCCTCGTCGGTGCCTCGTGACCCGCCACCACGCCCACACCAGCGACCACCTCGTCATGGCCCTCGCTGGCCTCGCCGTCGTCGTCCTTGGCGCCGTCTGCTGGTCCGGTCTGATATGGCTGTTCGGTGCCGCCTGATCTTTTCCTGTTCTTCCTGTTCATCCCGATAAGGAGTACCTCATGACAGCGCTGAACGTCCGCCTGCCGTACGCATACCGGACAGACTGCTACATCTGCACCGACCCCTCCTATGCCGCTGCGGGTCTGCCGATCTGCCGCGCGTGCCCGAACTGCACCGACTCGCCCGGCGAGGAGAACGGGCACATCCCCGCCGACGACATCGCCTGTTCGGTGTGCGGTTACGACACCGACGCCGCCGGGCTGGCGATGCTCTGATGCCTCGCCACGACTGCATCGAGCACCTTCCGAGCCGCCACCTCGCGCGGCTCGGCGTCGAGCACAACTGCCCGCGCTGCGGCAAGCGGTGGGTGCTCGGCCTGTCCAAGCCGAACCGTAACCGCGAGTGGCAGCCGAGGGAGCGGGTGACGCTGTGGTGACAGACCCACTCGACGACATCTCGTGGTACTTCGACGAGACCACTGAACCCCGGCACGGCAACCGGGGCGTCGGCGGGTGGCAGTGCACCTGCGGCCGGTTCGCCCGCTTCATCCGCTGGCAGAACACCGGCGCTCCCGGCGGGGAACGCGGCTACCTGGTGGACTGCAAGCGCTGCGGAGAGGTGCTGGTGTACTGATGGCCGACCCGAACCGGGGCTCCGTCGACCGCACCCGCTACATGACCCGCACGGAAGCCGCTGCCTATCTCGGTCTCCCGTTCGAGCGTCTCGCGCCGCTGGTCGCGCGCAAGCGCCTTACCGGCACCTGGCGCGGGCACTGGCTCTACATCGAGCGGGCCTCCGCCGAGAAATTCAAGCATGCGGGGCACAGAGCCTAGATCCCGCTCCCGCACGCTGTACGCTCGCACCAGGGGTACTCATCCACCCCAGGGGAGCAGAGAGCCCCGCTCATGGTCCACGTCCCTGCCCAACAGGGACCACGGGCCTGAGCGGGGCTCTTCGCCGTCCACCCTCCAGATGTATCATCCCTACCATCAGCACATCCGCCCGCATGTTACGTACAGGAGGTACCCGCCTTGACAGACACTCCAGCAGGACCCAAGGGGCCAGCAACCCAGGGGCCAGCGAGGCAGTGCACCGCCAAGTCCACGACCTCGGGTAACCGGTGCGGCAAGTCCGCAATCCGGGGCGGAACCGTGTGCGAGACGCACGGTGGATCCGCTCCGCAGGTGCGCAAGAAGGCAGCCCTACGCCTGCTCGAACTGGTGGACCCGGCCATCGCCGTGCTCGCCCGGGAGATGGTCAACGCGGACAAGAGCGCCGACCGGCAGCGGGCCGCGAACAGCGTCCTCGACCGCGCAGGCGTGCCGCGCACGGCGACCGTGATCGACGGCGAGAGCGCCAAGAGCCTGCTGGTGGAGCGCATCAACGCGCTACGCGGGGAGGCGGAACTGCCCGAGATGACCGACGACGAGAAGGATGCACTCTGATGGCCAAGGCACAGATAGTCGGCGGACCGGACGACGGCCGGGAGGTGAACGTCGAGCCGTTCCAGAAGACGATCGAGGTCCACCTCGGCAGCAAGCGGTTCGTCTGCCCGATCCGCAACGGTCGCGTCTACTGGAATGAGCGGAGGGAACTGTGACGGGCGGCTGGGGCAGACCGCGCAAGCGCCCGCCGAGCGACGATCCAGGGCGACCGCCGAAGGGTCTGGCTTCGGGCTCGCTCGCGAACCCAGCACGTATCCAGGTCACCTGCTACCACTGCTGCGGCAACCACGAGGGCTGTACCAACACCGAGGAGAACACCGATGACCGTTGAGACCGCGCCGAGGCGTACGGAGTACATCCCGCTCGATCACCTCAAGGCGGACCCCGCCAACCCGAAGGCGCACAACGTCGACGTAATCGACGCTTCGATCGGGCGGTTCGGCATCATCGACCAGATCGTCCGCGACGACCGCACCGGCTACATCATCAGCGGGCACGGGCGTGACGAGACGCTGCGCCGGATGCGCGACCGGGGCGACAACCCGCCCGAGGGCGTCCGCGTCGATGCCGGAGGGCACTGGCTCGTGCCGGTCATCGTCGGCTGGTCGTCTCGCACTGACGCGGAGGCGCGCGCTGCGCTCATCGCGCTCAACCGCACAACGGAACTGGGCGGCTGGGTGGACGAGAGCCTGCTCGACCTGCTCGACAATCTGGACGACTTCACGGGCGTCGGGTTCACCGAGGACGATACCGACGACCTGCGCGCTCGCCTGGAGGAACTGTCCGCCGAGCCTGCGCCGAAGGTGACGAAGAAGGACGACGTGCCGACGCAGCGCGACAGCGACGACTACGCGGCGGAGGGACGCCGCCTCGTCATCATCGACTACTCCGTCAGCGAGTACCCGCTCGTCCAGGCGCGGCTCAAGGCGCTCCGTGTGGACTACGGCGTCAACAACAATGCGGAGGCCCTGAGCGCTCTGCTGAGCGAGCGCTACGGCGACGTGACGGCTGCCGTTGCCGAGCCGGACGCGGACGACTTCGACCCGATCAGCGAGGCGCTGGGCGTCGAGACGTTCGATGCATGACATCCCCCGCGTGCCGATCCAACGCGTGCTCTCCGCAGCGGAAGCGGGTGCGCTGGTCGGTACGCAGGCGCCCGCGCTCGACCCGACGTTCCGGGGCGATGTGCTGTTCGTCGATGCGGACACGAGCGCTCCTGTCCTCGCAAACCTCGCCATGCCAGACCGCGCAGCGTTCCGGCGCAACATCCTCCAGGTGAAGATGGGCGGGAGCAGCAGCCCGACGCCGCGCGCGTCCGGCGTGCGCAACACCAGCCGGACGTTCGGCAACCGACCGCGCAAGCCGATGATGGGCCAGGAGGCGTGCATGTTGGCCCGGCTCGCGGATGAGCAGCCCGAGGTCCACGCCTACCTCGTCGCCTACAGCAACGTCATGGGCAGCGCGCTCGGTGAGGCGTTCCCGGAGATAGAACTGGCTGACCGGCAGACGATCGAGAAGGTGCTGCCCGAGTGGCGCCTGTCGGACGAGTCGCTCTGGACCAGCGGCGTCATCAACTCGGAGAGCGCTCTGCCCTACCACCGCGACGGCAACAACTTCGAGGCGTGGTCCGCGATGCCGGTCGTGCGCCGGGGCGTCACGGGCGGGCACCTGCACATCCCCGAGTACGGCATGACCGTGCCCTGCCAGGACGGCTACGCGGTCATGTTCTACGGGAAGGGCCTGGTGCACGGCGTCACGCCGATGCGCGTCACGGCGAAGGGCGGCTACCGCATCAGCGTGGTCTACTACGCGCTCCAGGGCCTCAAGGACTGCCACACCTACGCTGTCGAGACGGCCGAGGCGCGCAAGCGGCGCACCGAGCGCGAGGAGCGCATGGCCGCGCCCGGATACACCCCAGACCGGCTGATGCAGGGCAAGCGCACCGGGCAACCGCGCATCAACGCGAAGATCCGCAACGAGAACGCGGGCCAGGCGTGAGCGGCTACACCGTCGCTATCCCCTCGCGGCAGAGGTCCGGGTTGCTCACGCAATGCACGCTCCCTGTTCTCGTCGCTGGCGGAGTGGACCCGGCGCGTATCCACGTCTGGGTGCTGCACGAGGAGCGGGCCGAGTACGAGGCCGCCGTCGGCAAGCACTTTCCTCAGGTTTCGGTGATGGGGCACGGAGGCATATCCGGGCTGCGCGGGGCGCGGAACGTGCTCCAGGCGCAGTATCCGCGCGGGACCCGGCTAGTCCAGGCGGACGACGACATCCGCGCGGTGGAGCGGCGCGTCAGTGAGCGCGTACTCGCGCCCGTGCGCAATCTGGACGCGCTGATCACTGGGGCGTTCGACTACGCCGACCAGCAGGACGTGTCGCTGTGGGGTGTCTACCCCGCTCGGAACGCCTTCTTCATGGCTGACCGCGCCCACCTCGGGCTGCGGCACATCGTCGGGACGTTCTGGGGCATGACGCTCCGGCACGACCCGACCGAGGTGCTGAACTTCGACGAGAAGGAGGACTACGAGCGCACGATCCGCCACTTCCTGCGCGACGGCGCCGTGCTCCGCCTCGACAACGTGACGCTCAAGACGCGCTTCTACACCGAGCCGGGCGGGATGCAGGTCTACCGCGACGCGACCTACCAGGACGACGGCACGCGGCGCCTCGTCGCGCAGTGGCCGGACCTGCTGACGTACCGTCGCTCCGCTGCAAAGGGCACGGCCGAGGTCACCCTCAAGCGGCTGCCGGGGCTGCACCTGCCGCCTCTTCCCGTCAACTAGGAGCGCCGTGAGTACCGATGACCTGGTGGCGCTGCTCGCCACGCTCACCGAGCAGGAGGTCTACGACCTGCTCGACGGCCTGCCCGAACCCGCAGCGCGTGCCCTGCTTGAAGCGCTCCCGGCGAGCCAGGTTGGCCTGCCGCAGAACCCGATGGAGCAGGCCGTCGAACTGGACGACGGGTACAGGCAGCGGCCCCATCTGGAGTACCTGTCCGCCCGGCTGGAGCAGGCCGTCCGCGACGTGGAGAACGGCATCAGCCGTCGCATCGCCATCTCGATGCCGCCTCGTGCCGGGAAGAGCACGCTCGCCAGCCAGTACCTGCCGGTCTGGCTGCTGCGTCGGCACCCGGAGTGGAAGATCGGCATGGTTTCGCACGAGGCTAGCCTCTCCACCACCTGGGGGCGCGCCGTGCGCCGCTGGGCGACGGAGCACCCGGAACTGGGCATCCGCATCGCGCCCGACGCCGGAGCGGCGCAGGAGTGGGAGACGGCCGAGGGCGGAGGCATCCTGTCGCGGTCCGTTGGCGGGTCGATCACCGGGCGTGGGTTCAAGGTGCTGCTGCTCGACGACTTGATCAAGGACTTCGGCGCGGCGCACTCGGAGGTGCTGCGGCAGTCGGTGTGGGACTGGTGGCTCTCGACGGCGAGCACCCGCTTGGAGCCGCCTGCCCTCGTCATCGCGATCGGCACCCGTTGGCACGAGGACGACTTCATCGGGCGCCTGCTGTCCGCTGAGCACGAGGGCGACCCGGGCGAGTGGGAGGTCATCTCGTTCCCGGCCATCGCTGAGGAAGACGACGTGCTCGGGCGCGCCGTCGGGGAGCCGCTGCTCACGCCGCTCGTTGATGAGACGCCTGAGGAGGCCCTGGTCCGCTGGGCTGGAGTGAAGAGCGATGTCGGCTCGTACGTCTGGTCCGCGCTGTACCAGCAGCGCCCGGCTCCCGCCAAGGGGGCGATCTTCGACATGAAGTGGTGGCGGTACTGGACGACCAACCCGGCCGTAGCCAACGGTGTGGACGTGCTGTACCTGCCGGACGTGCATGACCCACACGGAGGCGGGACCTGGGTCGAGGGCTGGGACATGGCCTTCAAGGACACCAAGTCCTCCGATTATGTGGTCGGGCAGCGGTGGGTACGGCGCGGGGTGCAGCGCATCCTCACGGCGCAGGTGCGCGACCGGTGGTCATTCACAGCGACGCTGCCGCAGGTGCGCGCGTTCTCGGCGCCGCACGTTCCGACGCGGATCATTGAGGACAAGGCGAACGGCACGGCGATTATCGACGTGCTCCGCTCGGAGGTGGACGGCATCATCGCCGTCAACCCGAAGGACAGCAAGGAGGTCCGCGCCCGCGCGCAGACCCCGACCATCGAGGCTGGCAACGTGCTGCTGCCGCACCCCTCGGAGCCCGGCTGCGAGTGGGTGACGGACCTGCTGACGGAGACACGCAACTTCCCGACAGGCGCGCACGACGACATGGTGGACGTGCTGGTGCACTGCCTCGCCCGGCTGCGCACCGCCGAGCCGATGAAGATCGGAAACCCATCCGGCGCGCGCAAGCCGGAGCGCGCCCGCACGGGCAGTGCGTTGACGGCTGCCAGAATCCAGCGTCGCTAATTGCCCGGTATAGGTAGCGTGTTGCCCCTGTCGGGTGTAGTGTTACGTATGTCAGCACAAACCGACGGAAGGAGGCGACATGTCGAAGGAAATCCGCAGGCACCGCGAGGCCCTCGATGCGCTACGGAAGGCCGTGTTCTCGGCCGACACCTGCGGCGACATCACCGGGTACGACTGCCACTGGGTCATCACGAGCGCCAAGGCGTTCGAGAAGCACCTGGCTGAAGTTCACCCCGAGGGCGAGTTCCGCTGATCTACCGGCCCGCCCCTCCACGGGGCGGGCCACCTACTACCTGAGGGAGCAGCATGGACGAATACCAGATCGGTGACCTGATCGAAGCCACCGTCTACCACGCGGGCGGGTTCAAGCGCCTCGTTCTGGCCTACGTGCCGGACGACGAGGAGGACTACATCCACTGGCGCGCGCTGGTGCCGAACACCTGGCCGGGCGGTGGCTGGTTCGCTGACCAGGACCTGGAGGACATCGTGCCGATGGTCGCCGTCCCGCGCTACAGCCGGGAACAGATCGTCGATACGCTCGCCCCGGAGTGCCCGGACCTCACTACGGCTGAGGACGTGGCCGATGGTGTGCTGCGCCTGATGGGCCAGCCGGTCCCGGAGTACGAGGAGTGAGGGCTTCGGTCGGGAGCCGCTCTTTCGAGGGCGGTTCCTGGGCCGAGGTGCTGGCCGCTGTCCTCATGGCTGTGGCCACGCACCGTCCAGGCAGGGAAGAGCGCCTGGCTGCTGTAAACCAGATGAAGAAGGGGTACACCGTCGTCATCGGCGGAGTGCTCATCAAGCCGGAAGGGGCACGCGAGTGAAGGTATCTGTTGGGGGCAAGATCTTCGAGGCGCCGTCGTGGCGGGGGGCAGTCGGGGACGCGCTCGCGTCGCGGGGCAAGCGCCCGACGACCGTCGAGGAGCGGATGCGCGCCGTCGACGCGCTGATGCACGGCCGTGAGGTACAGATCGCGGGCATCCTCATCAAGCCCGTGAAGGAGAAGTGACCGTGGCCAAGGCAACAGCGGCCGGACGGACGTTCGAGGACAAGTCCTGGAACGGGCTCGTGTCGCGCATCGTCGCGGCGAACCACATCAGCACGACGCCGCGTGAGCGCGTCGAGGTGGCGGGCGCTCTGTCCGAGGGACAGGCTGTCACCCTCGGAGGCATCCGCATCACCCCGGAGCGCTGATGGCAGACCGCAGCACTTACCCCGGCTGGTCCGATGTCCGGCTCAAGGGACAGGTGGTCGGCTTCGTCGTCACTCCATCCAAGCCGGGCGGCAAGTGGTACGCCTACCTGGACTTCCAGGTCAAGGCGGGCAGCAGCCGGATCGGCTCGTACGACAGCAAGGACGCCGCTGTGAAGGCGGTACAGCGGGCAGCCTTCGGCTAGCCTCAAGCAGCGGCCCGTCTCCCAAGTGGAGGCGGGCCGTTGTGCTGTGCGGGATACGATCGTCACATGTCTCCCCTCCTCCTTGACCTGCTCGACGGTCTGATCCTCGCCGTCGGCACGCTGCGCCTGGTGCGCTTCTTCATCGCGGACGACCTCGGTCGGCGCATGCTCATCCCTCTGGAGACGCGCCTGCGCGGGCGTCTGAGCGAGTCGAGGCAGTGGGTTGCGGACGGGTTCATCTGTCCGTTCTGCATCGGTATGTGGATCGGCCTCGCGTCAGTGCTGCTCTGGTACGGCGCCGACCTGCTCGGCGGAGGCTGGCTCATCGCGTGGCGCCTCGTCGTCGGCTCGCTGGCGCTGAACTACCTCGTCGCGCACGCCGCCTCTCGTCTGGACATCTACGATGGCGATGACGACCAGGAGGCCCGATGACCACGCCGAGCACGACCCTTCCCCGCCGCAAGCCTGCGGCCAGCCAGCAGCCGAGCACCTGGGGACGCGTCGGCCGGGCGCTGCGCGCCTCTGCCGCGCGCATCGTCGGGCAGACCGTCGACCGGGTGTTCAACTTCTCGACGCAGAAGGGGGGCTGGCAGAGCGAGGCGTGGGACCTGTACGACCTCGTGGGCGAGCAGCGGTACATCGTCGACACGATCGCCAACACGATCGGTCGAGCGCGGCTGTACGTCGGCCACGTCAGCGACCAGGACGACCTCGGAGCGCCGATCCCTGTCGAGGACGGCGACCCCGCAGACGTGCTCGACCTGCTCGGCACCGAGAGCGAGCGCTCCCAGATGCTGGCGCGCTACGGCGTCAACGACCGCGTGGCGGGCGAGGGCTACCTTGTCGGCGTGCCGCGCGCCCGGCTGGAGGTGCGCTCGGAGGAGGTCGTTGGAAACCCGATGCTGCGGCTGTCCCCGACGGCTACCCCTCCAGAGACCGCAGTCGAGGACCTGGTGTGGCGCTACATGTCCGTCGAGGAGGTGACGATCGAAGGCGACGAAGTGAAGTTGGAGTGGGCGGACGCTCGCGCTGCGGACACCAACGACCAGATCGCCTTCACGCAGGAGGAGATCTACCTGATCCGTGTGTGGCACAGCCATCCGCGCCGTCGTCGCGACGCCACGAGCCCGACGCGCGCCAGCCTGCCCGTGCTGCGCGAATTGGTCGGCCTGACGATGCACATCTCCGCCCAGACGGACAGCCGCCTCGCAGGCGCTGGCGTGCTGTTCATGATGCAGTCGGCGCAGGCGAAGATCGCCAGCGAAGGCGAGGACGACGAGGACGTCGACTTCAATGACGCCTTCATGGAGGCGATGCTGACGCCGATCCGCGACCGCTCATCCGCAGCCGCCGTCGTCCCTCTGACCGTCCCGATCCCCGATGACGGCACGGGTCGGTCGGCCTCGGACTACGTGCACTACCAGACGTTCCACACGCCGTTCGACGAGGAGACACGCGAACTGCGCGAGGAGGCCATCCGCCGTCTCGCTCTCGGCCAGGACGCTCCGCCAGAACTGCTGCTCGGTGTCGGCAACATGAACCACTGGGGCGCGTGGCTGGTCCAGGCGGACACGATCACGACGCACGTCGAGCCGCCCCTGGCGCGCTTCTGCGACGCCGCGACGACGCAGTTCCTGCACCCGATCCTCGCCGCGCGCGGTGTCGCGAACCCGACCGAGTACGTCATCCACTACTCGGTGCAGCACCTGCTCAGCCGCCCGAACAACGCGGCGGACGCCTTCACCGCGCACGAGCGCGGCGTCATCTCCGACGACTCGCTGCGCACGGCGACGGGCTTCAACGACACGGATGCCCCGGAGGAGATGGACCCGGACATCGCCATGGTGCTCTCCCTCGTTACGCAGGCTCCGGCCCTCGCCGCCAACCCCGGCCTGCCCTCTCTGCTGGAGCAGGTGCGCGAGGTGCTGGCCGGGCAGACGAGCGAGCATCCGCCAGCCGAGGAGTCGCCTGTGGAGGAGCCGACTGCCGAGGAAACCCTGCCGCACACCGCAGGGGACGCCGCCCCGATCACAGCAGAGGAGCCCGTATGACCGCCACCGTGCCCGTCACCGCGTCCCCAGTGGCTCCATGCCCCGCGTGCGGCGCCTGGTCTCTGCCCGCTCTGGCGGAGCGCTCAGCGCTGCTGGAGGTGTGCAACGTGCTCGTCGTCACGGCGCTCGCGTCGCTCGGCCGGAAGATCGTGCGGCAGCCGCGTAGTCGCTTCAAGGAGTTCAACGGGCGCCCGTGGCACGTCGCGCACACGCAGTGGCGACCGGACGTGAAGGATGTGGACCGCACGCTCGACTCCGCGTGGGACGTGCTGCCCGCGCTGCTGTCCGCTCGCCGCGCCGACGCGCTCGGCATCTCCGCTGAGCAGGTGGTTACCTGCCTCGACGAGTACGTCCGGCTGCTGCTGGAGCGCGGTCTGGAGCACGAGCCGTCGTCGCTGCGGTACTGGCTCAGCAACCGGCTCGGGCTCGTTCTCCCTGAGGAGCACTCATGACGCTGCGCGACCGGTCAGCCGCTTCCATGCTGCGCGACCTGGACGGCATCGAGGCTGATGTCGTGGCGCCCGCAGTCGATCGCGCGGTGCGCGCGTTCCTCGCGGCTGTCACCGAGTCAACCGACTACGGCATCCGGCAGGCGCCCAACCCACAGTCGCTCGTGGCCGCGCTCACCCCGGGCGCTACCCGCGTGTGGCCGCTGACCGTTGGCACGCTGTCCTCCTGGTGGGAGGAGTTCGTGTCGGACCACGTGGTCGCCGCCGTGCGGGCGGCGTGGCGCGCGGGCTATGGCGCCACATCCGACGGCGAGGAGACCGTCTCCTCCCTCGACAACCTGGACGAGTACGTGGCTCGCGTGAGTGACCGGCTGGTGCGCGGGCTGGTGCCGCCCCTGCCCGACGCCGCGATGGACCTGGTGCGCGTCGCCGTCACGCTGGCCGCGTCGTTCGGCTGGTCGAACAACGAACTGTCCGCCCGGATAGCAGCCGACCTGGACTGGGAGACCGATGGCGCGTACTGGCGCTCCGAGTACGAGCGGTTGACGACGGGCATCGAGGCGATCCTCGACCCGCTCGGTCCACCCGGTACCCCGGCGCGCGAGCACGCGCGGGAGAGCGACCCGAACGTCGCGCAGTTGCAGGCGCAGCGCAGCCGCGCGCGCCTCGAACTGGACGCCGAGCAGACCTACTGGCAGACCCGCGCGCAGCGCATCTCTCGTACGGAGTCCACTGCCGCCTACAACGCTGCGGGCATCGCCGCGCTCGCTGACGAAGACGAGACGGAGAAGGTGTGGATCGCCACGGAGGACGCCCGCACCCGCCCGTCGCACGCCGCTGCTGACCGGCAGCGCGTGCCGATCACGGCGCCGTTCGAGGTCGGCGCCTCGGCGCTGCTCATGCCCGGTGACCCGACCGGCCCGGCGCACGAGACGGTGAACTGCCGCTGTACCCTCATCGGCGCGAGCGTACTGTTCTAGACCGTTGGGCTACCCTGGCGGCAGACATGAACGTGGCTGGCTAGCGGGCCGCACGGGTACCCACGGAGGTTTCCTCGTGAAGACCCTGCGACCCGACCCCCGTCGGCTCACCACCTACGCCACGCTCACGCGCACCGTCGAGGAAGCCGCTGCGCTGGTCGCCTCCGGCGACGCCGAGTGCGCGCCGTGCACGCTCCGCGCCAACTACGAGGGCTACACCAACGACGCCGTACAGCGCACCGTCGCGGCGCTGGTGTCGCTCGTCGCCGCTGGGGACCGCCCGGCTGCCGCGTGGTCTGGGCCGATCGGCTTCGAGAACGAGGCCACGGGCGACGGCCGGATGATCGAGGCCAACGCGCTCTCCTGGGACACGCCCGTCCCGCTCATGTGGGCGCCGGAGAACAACGGCGGACACCAGGGCGCGCAGGTAGTCGGGTGGATTACCGACATCACGCGCGACGGCAGCGCCATCATGGGCAGCGGCGCGTTCGACCTCGGCTCGGAGGTCGGCCGTGAGGCATACCGGCACGTCCAGGAGGGCCTGACCCCCGGCATCTCGATGGACCTGGACGACGTGTCGTTCGAGGTGCGCGTCAAGGCCGAACTGATGGGCATCAGCGCGGAGGGCGACATGCCGATGCCTGAGGAGCCGATGCAGCCGCAGGTTGACGCAGATGGCCGCGTCGTCGTGTACGAGGCAGCCTCCGACGACGAACTGATGGTCACCACGTCCGCCCGCATCCGGGGCGCGACCCTCGTCGCGACGCCCGCCTTCGCCAAGGCGCTCATCTCCCTGGACACGGCCGACGCCCTCGTCGCCTCCGTGACCGGCGCCACCGACCTGCCCGTGGCTGGTCGGGATGTCGCATGGGACGGCGCAGCCGCAGCGACCCGCGTGTTCGACTTCTACACCGACGGCGACACCGTGGACACGGCGGGCGTGGCCCGGGCGTTCCTCTGGCGCGACGCCGACGCGGACCCGACCACAAAGGGCGCCTACTCCCTCGGATTCGCGGACATCATCGACGGCGCGCTGCGCATCGTGCCGCGCGGTGTCGCGGCGACAGCGGGCGGGCGCGGCGTGGACGCGACGGACATCCCCGACGCGGACAAGGGCCGCGTGCGCTCGCGTATCTGCACCCTGTACGCGAAGATCCGCGCCGAGTTCGAGGACTGGCCGGAGTGCCCGTTCTCCGGTGGCAGCAACTCCGGCGCCTCCGTCACGGCGTCGGCTGCCGTCGAGGAGCGGGACCTCGTTGCGCCCGTGCTGCCGCCGCAGGCCTGGTTCGCCGCGCCGGACCTCGACGAGCCGACTCCGTTCACGATCAGCGACACGGGGCGCGTGTTCGGGCACATCGCCGTGTGGGGCACCTGCCACATCGGCTACGCGGGACAGTGCGTCACCCCACCCGAGTCCTCGACGAACTACTCGTACTTCCGCACGGGCGAGGTGATGACCGAGGAGGGCAGCCTGATCGCCGTCGGCTCGATCACCATCGACACCGGACACGCGGGCGACAAGATGGGCGCGCTCCCGGCCATCAGCCACTACGACAACACGGGTACGGCCGTCGCCTACGTCGCGGCGGGCGAGGACGCGCACGGCATCTGGGTCAGCGGCACGCTGCGCGCTGACGCGACGCCGGAGCAGGTGCGTGCTCTGCGCGCTGCGCCGATCAGTGGCGACTGGCGCAAGGTTGGCGCCGGGATGGAACTGGTGGCCGCGCTGGGCGTCAACGTGCCGGGCTTCCCGGTGCCGCGCACGCGCGCGCTCGTCGCGGGCGGGCAGATGCAGTCGCTCGTCGCGGCAGGCATGCTCGCGCCTCGGCAGGTCATCCGTCCGGGGCTGCCCGGCGCTCTGAGCGAGGACGACCTGCGCTACCTCAAGCACCTGGCCAACGCCGAGCGGGAGCGGCAGCGTCGCGAGGCTCCGGCCGCTCCGGACCGCCTCGCCGCTGCTGCGGCCATGGCCAAGCGGGTGAAGGTGCTCGCCTTCGCCACGGGCCTCAGCCGGTAGCCGGTTGTACCCTGGATCGGACATGTCACGCGACAAGGAGGACTCCAATGTGCGCCTGTAACCAGAAGCGGAAGAACCCGGCGATCACGAGCGCGTCGAAGACGGCTGCCAAGGTCGCCCCGGCACCGGCTCCGAAGCCCGCTCCGGCTCCGACTCCGGCTTCCTGAGCAGTTTAAGTCCCCTGACCTGCGGTTATACCGCTGGTCAGGGGATTTTTGCTATCTGGGGGTTGTGCTGATCCCGCCGGAGGTCTAATGTTACGTATGTCAGCACAACAAGCCACAACCTGGAGGTCATCATGGACAGCAACCTCACCGGCGCCGAGTTCGTCTCGAAGTTCGCCAGCCCGATCCTCGACATCCTGCGGGACACGGCGCACGCCGAGCGTCGCGAACTGGTCAACCTCTACACCGGACAGGACCGGGCCGAGCGGATCGCCAGCATCGACCGGGTGATCGGCATCATCGAGGAGGAGCAGGCCAAGCGTTCCGGACTCGCCTCCGTCGAGGACATCCTGGCTGCCTTCTCCCGTACGGAGAACCTGAGCCTGACCTCCGACGACGCCCGGGCGCTGCCGCAGCCGAAGCGGGGCTACCAGGTCGGGCAGCGGGTCATCTGCACCTACCTGCCGCACATCGGTGCCACGGTCACCCGGATCGACAGCAACGGTGTCGCTCTCGTCTACGACACCGACTCCGACGAGGAACGCGGCACGTACGGGGCGCTGTTCGGCAACATCCGCCCGATGCCCCACCTGTAGTCCCCAGACCGCACTACCTCACCGGTGCCTTGCGGAGACGCGCATCGGTGAGCAGCCCCGGCAGCAGCCGCGAGGGCGCCGGATCGAATCCGGCCCGGGGCGCGCAAGTCAGCACACCCACCCCGTATCCAGGAGGAATCATGAACATGCTCACCGTCGCCGCCCCGGACCAGACCGACATCGTGACCACGGCCCGCCGCGTCTTCCCCGGAGACATCCTGCTCGACGCCAACGGCGTCCCGGTCGTGCTCGTCACCAGGGCGCGTACCCGCATGACCGGGAAGCAGGTGACGCAGATCGAGGGCGAGTGGCTGATTCAGCGCCCGGCTACCGCTCCGAGCGTGTTCCGCCGCACCTCGCTCGCCACCTCGGCCACCTACATCCGCCGCGCCGTCTGACGCTGAGCACAGCAAAGAGCCCCGACTACTGCACAACTGCGGTGGTCGGGGCTCTTTCGTGTGTGCATAGGTGCTACTCTCGCGGACTAGAGATACGTCGCTGGCGCGCAGGGCCGGACCTCCCTCACAGGAGGAGTTCCACATGGCGAAGATTCTCGGCGGACTGCGCGTCTCGCGCTTCCCGCTGGCGACCAACTACGAGGACCAGGGCTCGGCGGACGAGATTGTCTTCCCCGAAGACCTCGCTGGTCTCGACGACGCAGGTGTCGACTCCCTGCTCAACGGCGCCCTTGAGGCGTTCCAGGACATCTACGGCGACGGCTCCAACCTCACCGACGCGCAGGTCGACGCGCTCTCTGCGCTGACCGAGGGCATCACCCGCGTCAAGGGCGAGAAGGACGCGCGCACCACCGCCTCGGCGGAGCGCTCGGCCAGCGCTGCCGCGCTCGCGGAGGCCGCTGGCATCACGCTCGGCGGCGAGACCGAGCCCGTCGTCGAGGCGCCTGCCGTCGAGGACGAGGCCCCGGCCGGGGACGCCCCGGCTGCGGTCGAGGACACTGCCCTCGTCGCGTCGGGCACCGGCCCGAGCCGCGTTCCGCTGTCGGCCGTGCGCCGCCCGCGCAACGCCACGCCGCGCCGCGAGGAGGTTCCGGCCGACCGCTA